AGCTGTTTGACTTTTGATTAATTCTTTAATTGAAAAATTATTTGATAACATCATTTTGGCTAAAATCTCCAGGTCTAATCATACCAGGACAATTAGTTTCATTGCTCCTGGCGTATCTGAGAGCCTTGTTTTTTGCTATTTTTTCTTAAACATCTTGGTAGCCTGGCCAACACCTTTAATACCAAAGCTTGCGCTGATCGCTATGTATAATAAATATTGATACCATTCTGGCAATGTAGCTAATACTGCAAATCCAGATTCAACATGATCTCTCATGCCAGGAATGAATACAAGCACAGCTGGTAACAGCAGCACGAATAAAGCAACTTCATCTTTAATTGAATCAGAAGTGGCATCAGCCATCTTGCCTTCCCATTCAACTTCACCAGCTGCGACTTTTGTTGCGACAGTTGCCCTGGCTTTTGCTTCTGCTACTTTTGCTTGGCCATCTGCTTTTACTTTTTCAACTTTAGAACTCATCCAGGATGAAGCTAAGTTTGCAATAGGACCTATCAATGCTGTAAACATTTACATTCCTTTCCTTATTTTATTAACATCTCGTTAAGACCAAAACCCTCTAGTAAGACAAGCGTAAAAAACAAAAGCAAAATACCACCAGCAATAAGCTTACCGCTAAAGTTTGTTGATCCAATCTTAATTGCAACGAACTCATTACCCAGTATTCTTAATGAAAGCTCAAAGCTATTTTGTCCTATATCTAAGTTTATTAGTTTCTTTTTTTCTTCTGTCATTAGTAAACCTTAACTTTTTTTGGATCTACTTGAGGTACAAGTTTGCACATACAATTATATGTTTGAGATCCATTTTCAGATTCTACTATTTGACCAGATAAATTTTCAGCGTAATATGTACAATCGTTTACGTTTTTAAAATAAATTGATCCAGATGGTGTGGACTTTCCATTAGCTAATTCTAGGAAACAAGCCAAAACAAATGCGGTCATTTTGCTATGCTCCTCAAACTTTCCATAACTTTATCGATTGATGGCTCTGATCCATTAGGATTTAATTCACACTTAAAATTTTTTACACAACCAATTCTTACATCCTGGAATGACAGTTCAAATGTTTTGTTAGCACCTTGATAAATGCAAGCAACTTTACCTTTGTAAACTTTCTGTTTTTTTAATCTGCATAAGACTAGCTTTGGCTCTTTTATCAAACCTTGATTAATCTTTTGTTGCCTGGTTAATTGTTTACTTTTGTACTCATATCCAAAAGCTTTAAATGTAACAACTAATCCGATAACAAAGACAGATATAACACAAAAGATAATCCCCATAGTTTGCAAGGTATCAACTATCTCTTTTTGTTTCTGTCTGGCTTCTACTTTCTGTAATCTTACAGCTTCTTTTGCTTCATTTATTCGGTTGGCTCTTTCAGCAAGTATCTGATCCCAAGCTGTAGGGCCAAACCTAAGATTAATTATTTGTTTTAATTCGTTTCTTTTTTCTTCTAATAGTTTTCTATCAATAAAATCAGAAGCACTGGATTCAATACCAAACTGTTCTTTTATACCTAGTGAGCCACTTTTTTTGTTCATCTGGGATTCACCCTCAAAGAACCCATCTATCTGTTTAGCTATATCTTTTATATCATTGACTGTACCTATGTTGCTCTTTATGAAATCTACTGATTTTTGCACAAGAGCAATCCCAGTTAAGATCTCTGCGACAACCATCTTTTAATCTCTTATATGTAGTAGTTAGTTTTTTAAAATAATGCTTATGAGTAAAGCTATTGTTGTTGCAGCTGTACCGATTAGTACATTCTCTAATCTCTTTGTTCTATTAAGAAGCTCTATAAATCTTTCCTGGGAAAGCGCTGCTAGTGTATCTAGTTCAGCCTTAACAGATTGGATGCTTGGTTTAGCCATTAACTTGCCTTTGTATTTTCCATAGCTTGTGTAGTTTCATCATTAGCTAAAGATGTTCTTAGCAAAGAATTAAAATGAGCTATTGCAATCTGTATTCTATCAGATGCTTTCTTTAATTTACGAAGTTCTACCTGACATTCAGTTAGTTGTTCAATGCAATACTTTTGTTCTTCAGATAATTCTTCAGCTTTATATTCTTTATTATCAATAAAGACCAAGTTTGTTTGTTCAGTCATTAATCTGCTTCCTCTATTGTGTTGCCTTCAGCTACCCATTCTTGGATTGCTTGGTAGTGTCTGTTAGCGGGGTCTAGTGGTACAAACATAATTTTACCATCTATTGTAGCTTCAATATTTTCATTAGCTGTATTATCACGATTTTTTGTATATTGTGCTGACGTAATATTCATATTATAACTCCGCATCTGCTGTATAGTGTGCTTGGACTAAACCTGCCGCTGTTCCAGTAGTTGAAATAATTTCCAATCCTCTTGATGATAAATTAGATGTATTAACACTTGAATTATGATACCTTGCAGTACCTGCCGCTAATCTAGTGCATTTACCTGAGTTACCAGAATAATCATAAATAGTCATAGTTGGTATTGCTCTCATAATTTTTTCAAAATTTACTGTTCCTTCAATGTAGCCAGTTGTGGTTGCACCATTAGGACCACCAGTACTCCAACCTGCTAGTTGTGTTGAAGCACCAACAGCGGTTGCATATTCAAAAGATTTTTGGTAATACCTTTTACACAAATCATGCTCTTCCCCAAATGACCTATGCTGAAAAGGAGTAGCAACCGAACCCTCTTGTAACATTACTCCAGTAACACCCATAGTAAATGTACTTGTACCAGAGCATAAAATATTAAGTGAAAGACCATTTAATCCCCCTGATGGTACAGTATATGATGCTGTGTATTTTACCCAATCAGATGTTAGATTACCTAAGTTTGTTTCTGTTATTGTTGTAGTTGCTCCAAAATTATCTGCACTATTAGCGTGTTGTAAACTAGCAAATAAGGTTGTTGCATTAGATATATTTTTTGCAAAAAAACTAGCTGTAACAACTTTGCCTGACAAATGTTGTACGTTTTTACTTTCAATTTTTTGTGATATTATTGGATTACCTGATGTAGCACTAACAGTAATAGCAGTTGGAAATTGAGTTGGTGTACTACTTGTTATTACAGCAGAAGCACTACAACCTGACAATGTAAATCTATCAACAAAATATCCTGATGTAACTCCTGACGTAGCACCTCTTTGATTTATAGCCATATTTCCATTTAAAATCATGTTGTTAACTGCAAACTGACCACTATTCAAACTAGATGCAGTAATATCTCCAGTTAATGTGGCACTTGTTCCAGTTAAAGCACCACTAACATCTAATGTGCCACTGATATTAGCATCAGTAAGAATTTTGGATATGTCTTTTGCTCTAGTCATTGTTAGACCTCTTGGCTTTCCACGAATGTTTTGTAATTAGCTTTGACTGTATCTGTCCAAACTGCATTGGCTACTGCTTGTACTTCGGTAGCTTCTGAACTTATGTCGGTGTCTGTGTGTGTCCACTGTTTTTTACCATTTGAATCTAAATCAGGCTCTGCTACACCACCATTAACATCAACTTCTTTTGTTTTGTAAGCAGATAAAAAGGGTTGCAGACTGTGTCTATTCCTTGACCTACTAATCTCTGTGCCATCTTCTTTGATGACTGTATCAGTTGCAATCTGAATTGTCTTAAAATCACCTACAACTTCTATTTTTGCTATTATTGCTTCTTTTGTTATTGCCATTTTTTTTCTCCTAAGAATCTGTTTGATAGCTACCTGAAATCATAATATATAAGCCACTTCCGTTTACAAATGTAGGACCATTAACTGAATTTTCTGTCACCCAATTTCCAGTAGTACCGTTTATTGCTATATAACCACCACTACTATTCTGTATTGCAGTTCCATGAACATAATGAAAAAGTCCATATTGCAGACCGTTGTTTGATGCTTGAAAAGGTAAACCAGAAAACCCTGCTACTCCTGAAGCATTAGCTATATCAAATTGACCAGAATACCAATTAAAGAATACTTGTTGCCCAATTTTGGTATAATAAGCAGTTGTATCAAGACCTCCAACATTGCACCCAGTTAAAGCTATTGTGAACGTGCCTTCTTCATAATCGTCTAAAAGTTCATGGGATGTACCACTAACATTTCCAGTAGCACTAAAATCTATACCATGACCACTTGCAACTACAAGGTTGCCATCAGTTAGGGTTAGTCCATTGGCTACTGTTGCAGAACCATCTCCTTTTACAAGAAATAATTGAGTTCCCCCATCATGGGTTTTACATCTGAGTGCTTGGTCTGTTGAATTACTACCAGCATGAATATCTACTCCATATGACCGACTGTCTGTTGCTTCTCTGTTGTAGAATTTAGCTACATATATATCATCTCCAGATACCCCAGTACCATCAGTAGATGTTTCAACATGAAAAACTGCTGCACTTGGGTCAAGCCCTATTCCAACTTGATTATTTCCACCATTTATAAAAAACATATTTGCTGAATCGTTTGATTCAACTCTTAAGTCTACATCAGCACTATCTTCATTAAAGACTGCACCACCTTTTGCAGATAAAGCACCAGTAGTAACAGCACCAGTCGTTGTAATCGTAGATGAGCCAGTATCGATAGAACCAAATCCACTGGTTATTGATCCTGAGTTTAATGCACCAGTAGATACAATGTTCGATACACTAAATGTTCCAAAAGCAACAATGTCAACCTCATCACCATCAGCCAAAGCACTGGCAAAAGTAACTGTATCTCCACTTGTAATGGTAATGTCTGCTGTAGACATACGAACACCATTTACATATACATCACAAAACCCAGCATCATATGCCAAAGTATTACCATTAGCATCACTACCAGTTACACTTGTTACTGCACTACCTATATCATAGTGAAATCTTGCTGAAGTACCATTGACAGTAGAACCAGCTGCCGCCCAACCACTTGACTTGTAAACTTTTAATTCGTTAGCTGTTGTATCAAAGTATAGATCACCAACGTCTAAAGAACTAGATGGAGCAGAGCTTGCTACTCTATATCTATCTGCAAAACTGTTAACTCCAGATACATTAGTGGCTACTGTAGCTATATTAGTAACAACTCCAGAAGCACCTAATGTAGCCATGTTAGTTACGTTAGCTGAAGTAGCTAACAAACCCATATCTTCTATAACAGCAGTCGTTGCTAAAAGACCCATATCTTCTACTACTGCTGCTGTACCTAACAATCCCATATCAGTAACTACTGCACTTGTGCCTAATAATCCCATTGCAGTTACGTTAGCAGACGTTCCTAGCAATCCCATTGCTGTAACATTAGCACTTGTTGCTAATAAATTCATGTCTGTAACAATATCACTTGTAGCTAGTGTATTAAGATCAGCAATAATATCGCTTGTTGCAAGTGTTGCCATGTTTGTAACATTATCAGACGTAGCCAATATACCCATATCTGTAATAACAGCACTTGCAGCCAAGGCAGAAATATTTGAGTTTGCACCAGCAACAGTATTAATGTTTGTTTGTTCTGAGCTTGTTGGTTTTATATCTTCCCAGGCAGATCCATTGTAAACCTTTAAACCAGAACCATCTGTCTTGAAGTACAAATCTCCAGCATCTAAATTTGATGATGGATCAGAACTAGCTGCTCCGTGATATTGTCTTTGGAATGTTGTAAGCGTTGTTGCGGCATTGGATGCGCTTGTTAATGCTTCACTAGCTTTGGTTGTTGCGGTACTAGCACTTGAAGAAGCTTCACTAGCTTTCGTTGTTGCAGTCGTTGCAGAAGCCGCTGCTGATACAGCATCTACTAATAATTCAAAATGATCTGTGTCTGTTAGCGCATCACCTATTACTGAATCTGCTACACATATATATATGTTGTTTAGTTGTGCTGTGGTTGTAGCTTTGATTATATCTCTTTGAACAAATGCAGCTGTAGTTGTTGTTGCGCTATCACCTTTAAATGTTCCTAGTTCTTGTGTAACCGATAGCTCACCAGAACTATCAAATGCCAGGATCTTACTAGCTCTATCTGTTGCGCTAGTTGTAAATTCTGGTGAAGTCATAGTATTTGTTTTAGATAACTTAATAGTTCTATCGACTTCTTCTTGTAACTCTTGAGTTATAAAAGTTAATCTATCTAAAGCATCTTCATGGGATGTACTAGGAAATGGATCATTCTCAACATAGTCTGTTCCCTGGGATTTTGCCAAGGTCCTTAATATAACTACAGTTTCGCCATTAGCTGGTCTTTGATCTGTGGATGAAAAATGTGCATCTGAAGATGAGCCAGTATTAAACTTAAATAAAACATTACCGCCACTATCTGAACCAGCATTAGTTACAACATAATGTGTATTCAGTGTTTTAGTTGTTTCACCACCAGTTGCAGATCTTACGATAACAGTCAAATCAGCATCAGCAAATATCTTAAATCCATAGGCAAAGCTATGTAGCGTACCATTTGCTGAATACGAATTTTTTGTGGTCGTTGTCGAAACTGTCATTCGTCAAGCTCCCTTTCTAAATCTTCTAGTTCTTTTACATATTCATCATTAACTCTATCTAATCTATCTCGGATAGAATCTGAAAATTCTGAATTGTTTATAATATCTATTGCAGCTTTCTGCCTTGATGCTGATAACAACAATGTTAGTTTGCTATCTAATATTTGCTGTGCATCCTTGTTTCCATTTCTAGCAACTCGTAAAAAGTCTTGAACATTACTTTGCTCAAAAAATCTTTCTGATTGTTCTAAAAAATTCTTTCCAGCTAGTTCATGGTACAAAGCCAGCTCTTTATTTGTTAGAGCTAGTTTTTGTGTTTTGTTACCGCTTAGTTGCGGAAATGTTTGTGGATGCCTGGATGGACCATACTTAATTGAGTTAAATATCTCATCCATTGCAAATGCTCTTTTAGCATAGTTTTGATCTGGAGCATTTTTGTTAACTCCATAAAAACTTCTATATATAGGACTTACTATATCTGGCCCTAAAGCATCATCAACAAAAATAGGTATTCCCCACACATTACGTCTAGCTTCTAGTGTGGAACTTAGTCCTGGTATTTGCTGTCTAAAATTATCAATTAATGTTCTGCCTTCTCTTGCTACTGGATCTATAACCTTTTCAACTTGTGCAACAATCCTTGGCGTAAAAGACCTTAGAAAGTTTTTGATAGTTGATTTAGTAAATCTAGTTGGATCACTTATTGTATTAATTAAACTTGCAAAACCACTCATAAATGTTTTGTCTGTTATTTGATTAGACAGCACTAAGGAAACTTTATTAGCTATAGTTGTCCAATCTTCTATATCTATATCACCATTCAAACCAGCTTCGCCTAGATCCGCTGCTATGCCAACAATGGATGCAAAAGGTTCTGAAAATTGATAACTTACATATTCGAAGCCACCTTCTCCATCTGGCACTCTAAAACTATAAGGCTTCCATCCCAAACGCTTTTTTGTTTTTGCAAAATCTCTATCAGTAGGACCACCACCAGTTATATATCCCTGGCTTGCAAAGTAAGCAATCATAGCTGTTGTAGTAGATCCTAATGCAATTCTGCCTTTAGCTAAATCTGCTGCTGCCCTATCAGAACTTGTTGCTCCAGGAGCAGATCCTTTTTCTATGGCCCTTCTTGCATCACCAGCAATAATTCCTAATGGCGTTCTATCTAATAAAGCGTATTTAGTTGCATTATATGGCGTTTTAAAAAATGGTATAAAATATCTTATACCTGGGAATCTTCTTACTTTAGACAAGCTTTTTCCAGCTGAATCTAAATCACTTTGCAGTGTTACATATTTAGCGTGTGCTTCACCTCTCATAATCGCATTTTTTGGCGGATTAGTTATATATTCTGCAATGTACTCGGAAAGCGCATCACCAGTTTTTCCGTTCTGTGTACCAGTTCTATAAGCATCTTGATACAAAGATTGCTTGTAGGCTATACCCTTAAAAAAAGCATCTTCAAATTCTAATGCTCTTGTTGGTATTCTATCTAAGGTCATAAACCTACCTAGAATATCCACAGCTGTACCTATATTACCTTGCAGATCCATACCTTCTGCGCTAAATGCTTTTGCATTTCTTTTGCCTTTTTCTGGCTCAATCTTTGATCCTGGTAAAACTCTATCACCAGTTGCAAAACCTTTACCAGCAGCAGACCAGGCATCCTTTATAGACATTACAGTTGCAAACATAACAGCTTTGGCTTCACCAAAAGTCATGCCACCTTCGCCGCCTAGTGATCGTCTTACTGCGCCAGCTGTAGCACCAGCAAAAGTTTCTGGTACATGAGCAAAGGTTGTTAAGAAAGCACCTATTATATTCTTACTATGTGTAACTGGTGACGATAGTAATATGTTTATCCAGGCTTCATACACAGCATCAAAAGCTTTTCTTGTTCCAGAAAACTTTCTAGCAAGATCTGCTTTTCTAATGTTATCACCTTCAGCAGCGCCTTGATTATAAAGCTTTGCCATATTTTTAATATCTTCAGATCCGCCATAATCTTCTAATAGACTTGTTAGATCTGGCCTAGACATATCAGCATCACCAGATCTTACTGGTATTCTAAACTGTGCTAATGCCCTGGCTATTTCTGTTTGGCTACCTTTGATTTGTGCCTGGAGTTGACCAACCAACTCTAGTTGCGCTCTAAAAGCTAAAGCATCTGCATCTGTGCCATCTTCTGCTTTGTTTGCCAGACCATCTAATATTTTAATTTCTTTTACTAATAATTCTCTTGCAGCCAGCATAGTTTCTGCCAGGCCAAAACCGCTTTGTGAATCTACAATTACAGATCCTTTTTGCCTACCAAGTATTAGGTTAGCTAACTTCCTAGGATTTGCGCCAACAAGATCCGCCAGATCTTCTGTGGCTTTTGCAGTCATTTTACCTCTATTTGCATCAGTAATTTGACTTTTATATTTTGTAGATATTGTTTCTATAGTTGATAAGATATTACCTTCGTCTGGTATCTTTGCATCACCTTTAGATCCAACAGCTCTAAAATCTGTTAGTAATCCAGATTCACCAACCGCTACTGGCTTCTTTATATCTTTTGCAACTTTAGCTGCATCTTCTACAGTTGGTCTTATATTAACGCCAGTTGTGTCTGGCTTTACTTTACCTGGTATATTGTTAGTTGCAGCTGCATCATCAGCGAAAGTAACTGGATCATTGCCTATTCGTAATGCTTTTTCTGCTTCAAGAATTTTAGCTTTTTTAGAAGCATCTGTTAGAACATTACCAAATAAACCCCTTCTTATTGAATCGCCTAATCCAGCAACCTTTATATCATTAAATGATGGTACAATTTGCGGCTTTACAATGTCATATTCTGAGCCTGGTAATAGATTTAAATTTAACTGATCTGGATCTCTGTAGTAAGGCTCGTTACCAGTTAAAGGTTTAGTTAACCCACCAGTAAGCAAGCTCTCTTGAGCTAGCTTTTCAGCTGCATCATCTATTGCCATAATATTTCCTAGGATAGTTATTTATACTAAATTTTTAGGACATTGAAAAGTTAATTGTTATTTTCATTGTCCATTTGTTGTTTCGCTAAAGTTCCAGCACCGACTGTTGCGGCTATAGGTGTGAATAATGGCTGGCCTTTTGGCGCTTGATTTTTAATTGTATCAGTTATTTGTATAGCTAATGTATCTTGTAAATTACCATCAACATTAACTTTTATAACTTCTACTTTAGCTTTTTTATCTAATTTCTTTAAAACTTCTTTAGATGATTTAGGCAAAACTTTATCATAAAAATCAACAAGACCTTGTTCACCCCATCTGTCTAATTGTACTTTACCAGGTGTCCAGGCAACATAATCATATCCTTGTTCTGTTGCTTGCCTAATTAATCTCTTTAATGCCAGCTGTGTCCACTTAGGAGAAGTATCTACAAATGGGCCTTTTGTTTCGCCACTAGATCCTTTTAGTTCTTTATAATTATCTCGTCTTTTTACAACTAATGGAATCAGCTCTTTTATAGTGTCAAATTGTTGCAAAAACTCTATAGGTGTTTCATCAACACCTCTATTATCACCAATACCTTTTAATAAAATTCTTATAACGTCATTAATATATCTATCTTCATCATCACCCTTTTCAAAAAATCTGTCTGGTGGTGTTCTTGTTGCATATATTGTGGATTGTTGATCTTGAAATTCTTTATTGTAATTAGAAATTCTTATTTCATTTAGCTGATCGTCATTTAATAATCTAATTTTTTTTGTTATTTGTTCAATTATATTATTATTTTGATCTTCAATTTCTTTTTTAGGTCTTGCTTTGGGATTATAAAATCCTTGTATTCTGCCACGCTGCGCCCAATCAGATTGTATTTCTTCAGCGTATAAAATCTTAGATGTTTTCTTGCCAAGTCCGTCTGGTCCTATGCCTTCTCTATCTGTAACTCTTACATGAGCAACAATATTTTCTTCATCAAAGTGTGAGCTATTAAATGTTCTTAATCTTTCTATATTTTTATCTCTAGTAATTTTATCTAATGATTTATCTTTATCTAACAAAAATCTTAATCTATCTCGCATTGCTGGAGTAAATTCTTTTTCTGCCATATCTGGTGTAAGTGTTTGTGCAAATTGTTTTTTAACATTTAGATCGTATATTTCTTGCACTTCTACATTTGGTAAATCAAATTTAAGTAAATCTGGATCACCTTTAAAGCCTGGATTGGCTAATAATATTTCTCTATAATTGTCGCCGCCTGGTTGCTTGTAATCCATCCACCTTGTCGCACCTTCTCCTTCACCGCCAAGATAGCCATAATCCATAGCGTGTATTTCAACTTGAACCTTTGCTTCATCAAAACTGTAAACTTCATTAGAAGATATACTGTTGCCTTGAGGATCTCTGATTATGTAACCAATGTCATCATTACCATGAATAGAGTAACCAGCGTTTCCTTCATACCACTCTTTATATGGATTTTGCATATAATCTTCATAAGCAACACCATCTAAAATGTTTTCAATACTCATTTTTGTATCTGATGGTAAGCTATCGTAGTCGTTATCAGCTATTTTTTGCTGTATATATTTTATATCAGCTTCAGTAGCATCTTGTTCTCGCAAGCCTTTAAATAAAGGTTCAAGTAGGTAATCATCAGCTTGACCTCTTTGTAAATCGTAAATAAAATCTTCTGTTCTATATATCCAGTTTTCGCTATTATCATCTACTCTACCTTCATCCCAAGACAAACGATCCATGCCGCCATCTGCATCTGGCTCTAAGGTAATTTCTTTAAGCTCTATTCTGTTTTCTTCTAAATGTTTTACAATCTCATCTTTTGTAACTTTAGGTTTACTTAGTATTTCATCTAGGCCAGTCCATTTAATTTCATCTTCTTTTACACCCTGGTTAATAAGAATACCCCTTAGTTGTGATCCCTGGCCAGAATTTTGCTTTAAATTTTTGGCTTGCTCTAAAGCGTTTGAGTAAAAACCTAGTTCATCCTGGTCAACTCGTTTATCTGTCAAAGCTTTACCAGCAGCAGAAACAAGTGAATCAACAGCTGGCATAGGATCAACACCAGTATTAAGTGTAAAACTACCATCAGCTTTTCTTGCAGCTATTCTTTTATCAGCATCTTTACCTAAATTTCTTATACCTTCAGCAATAACTGGTGCAACTCTTTTAGCGCCTTCTATACCACCGACAATCGCACCACCACCAGCCAGGCCGATACCAGTAGATATAGCGCTTTGTAAATTATCAAATTCAGCTTTGCCAGTTCTAGGATCTGCAACATTAGATCTAATTTCTTTTTGCTGCCTTATATAATCTTCTGCTGCTGTATAACCACCAGCTTCATAAACAGTCAATAATCGTGGATCTAATGCTTTTTTAAGAAAATTAGTAATACCTTTTTTAGTTGTTTGTTTTGCGCCTTGCCTTCCAAGAAAACCCCAGCCAAGTGTACTTAGACCAACATATGTTGTTGGATCTGAAAACATACCAGCAAAAAATCTTTTTGTGCCATTCCAGGATATACCAAGTTTAGCGTATTCTTCTTGCAATGCTAATGATGCTACCGCTAATTGTGGATTGTCTTTTGCTAGTGTTCCAAGCTTACTAAAATTTATAGCTGCTTTCGGTAGATTATATTCTAGTGATCCCTGGTATTCTATACCCCATGCTGCATATTCTTCTGGTGTTTTTGGCGCTCTTTGCAATGCTGCTTTTTTACGCCTGGTCATAACACCAGATTTATTCTTATCACCTATCATAGCATTATATAAAAGCTCACTAGCTCGCTGAAAGCCAGGACTTGTAACTAATTCTGCATCAGTTAGATCTGAGGTTTTAGGTAAATCAGTGACATTATTATCCAGGACAAATTCACTATCAAACTGAACGCCTTGCTCATTACCAGCTTCAAGCAGCTGTGCATAATCACCATTAACAAGTTCTGATCTTTGATTCCTCAAAGACCATCCTAATAACCATTCATTTTCCAATAGTTTGTGTCCTTAGCTTCTTGCTTGTATTAATTTATAATTTTTTAAAAAATGCTTGATAGTTTCAAATTCTATAGCTTTTTCTAATGCAGAAAAATTAGTTGTATCTTCTTCAATTTGCTGTTTAAGAACATTTAATCTTGTTCTTACTGCATCTGGACTCAAACCAATAAAGTTAAAATCATCTAATATTTCTCTTGATTTTGTATTTAGAGCTAAAAAGTTTTGTTCATTTTTAGTGTTATTAATTTGGTCAATAACTTCATTATAAACATCTCTTACATTTCTAACATTTCCATTTACATCTTTATCATCAATAAGTCTGTCGAATGTATCTAGGGCATCAGCGCCTAATAAATTATCCCTAACAGAACTTGCACCAGGCATAGCTATTCCAGATATACCAATACTTTGTTTTATAAGAGATCTTAGTTTTTTAGTTTCTTTTGCTCTAGGTGTACTTGCTTTTTGATTTTCAGCAAATTCTGTAAGTGAAATAAAATCTTTTATGGCAATGTCTTTGCCTATCCCAATTTTCTTTTCATATTTGTCAAGTATAGTATCTATTTCAAATTTATCTTCAGCATCATATATTTCATTTTTAAAATCTAATATTGTGCCTTGGTTACTTGATACCTCATCACCTTCAATAATGTTCGTGGTCAAAGTATTGTATTGGTTAGTATCTAATTTACCATCACCATACAAAGTCTCTATTTTCTGCAAAGTTACTGGATCTTTGTTTCTTATTTTCAATAAAAAAGTAGAAAATGTTTTGCGCTGTGTTTTTTTTATTAACTTATCATTTACTCTAGTTTGTTTTTCAGCAGCTCTTGCAGCCTGGTTAGTTAAACGATTAGAAAGTGTATTGGCTTGTCCTTGTAATATAACTCTTTCATTTTCTGATAAATCTGGATATTTATTAGCATCAAATAAATTATTAGCTATTTGACTTGCTGCATTTGCATCTTGTCCATATGCAGCCGCAGATAATTCTTTATTAACAGTTAGCCTAGCTGCTTTACTTTTAGTTGCTAATATTCTCTTTTGTGCCGCTTCTTGTGTAATAAGATTGTCACTTACCATAGAAGCGTATAAACCATTTTCTCCATATAATTGATCTGTAGCTTCTGCTAAAGCAGCACCAGAAGATGTAGATATTTTATCTATTAAAAGCTTTTCTTTTTTTACAGCTTGCGCTTTTCCATAATCTATAATTTGTAATCGTGATACTTTATTAAAATCATTTAGTGCAATTAATCTAAGATCAGTAAGCTTTTCTGTAACATTTGATCTTATAACATTATCTGAAATACCCTTAGTTGCTTTCATAGCAATAGGTGTCCATTTGTTTAAAAAAAATGTATTTGCTTCAGTTGTGTTTGTGAAATTTTTTGTTTGTGCTTCTCTTATAAGGCTTGATGCTTTTTCCCTTATACCATTTTCTCTTTTGTTTATTTCAGCAGTACGTTCCATCTTTAGCTGTGTTTCTAGGTAGTCTAAAGATATTTTCATACCCAAATCACCAAGACCAGCCATAGCTCTTGATCCAGCTGATAACGCTCCAGGACTAGCTTGCACTGAAAAGTTTATTGCACCAGTTTTGGAAGTCATCTTGCTTTGACTTCTGTAAGTAGGAACTCTCATACTGGTTTCATTGCAGCATAACTTGAAGCGCCAGATAACAAGCTACCCATAGCTTTAAATTTACCAGCTCTTGCAGCATTTCTGCCATACATACGATTAAGATTTGCTTGCATCCTTTGTTGAACTCCTTGCTCTTTTAGTTCTTGTTTGCCTACTTTGGCATTATATCTCATGGTTGCGACTTCTTCATCTGCTTGTTGGGCGTTTGCCAGGGCAACTTTTAGCGGTGTACCAGTATCGGCCATCCAGCCATTATATCTAAAAGCTTGTGACGTAGATGCTTGCAGATCATCAAAATCATTTCTAAATCTTTTTACATCTACTTCATTTTGTAAAACTAGCTGGTCTGCTGCCTGGTCATTCGCCTTGGCGTTTCTTTCATTTATTTGTGCATTATAATCGTAAGCTCGTTTTTGATCCTTACCAGCCTGGATAGCGCCTATAGCACTAACAGCAGTTGAAGCAATCAGTAAAGGTACAGCAAATTGAGCCATTATTTTATCCTCGCCATTCTATAATAATCTTGTCCGTCTGGACCATATTTGCGCATGATGCCTTCATGCTCAAACCCTAAAAATTCAGCAAATCTTTTAGCTGTAGGCCAATCAGATCTAACCCCAGCTTGTACTCTTACTAAGCCATTATCTTGAATCATATTGTCAAAATTATCTTTTATCATTCTGATAATAGTTATTTTTTTCTGTGGCATTTTACTTGATGCAACAAACCATCCTTCGCCTACACCTTTCCATAAAGGCTGCACACCACTACTAGCTATAAGATGACCATTTTCCACAGCAGTAAATGCCATTCCTGGTACATCTAATGATTGTGCAAAATCACCAGCAACACCAAAAGACTTTCTTGCCAGGTTGTCCATATCACCAGCAAGCAGTTCATCTAGGTGTTCTGCCTTATAATTAATTAACCTCATTGATCGAATGTTTGTAGCCTTGGGAATATTGCTAATACAGTTAATGGTAATGGTTGATCTTGCCTTACAAATACAAAACCATCATTATCATAACCACCTCTAAACTCGACTTCCTTATCTCCAGTAAACATTCCTAGAGCTTCCGACATATCATCTGCTGAAGATCTAAATGGTATAAGATCTAGTTCTGCTTCTGAGCTACCTACCTTAACACCTACTGATTTATATAATCTTAATGTAATATTATTTATTCTTTTGTTCTTGCCTTGTGATGTACCTTCTGTTCCGCCAGCATCTATTCTCATAGTTTGCAATGTTGACTTATAATTAAATCCTATATGTGCTTTTTGCACTGATCTAGCCAGTGTAATACCACCAGACGATACAGTTCTGTCTGGATGTGTTGCGCCATCACCCAGGACAACAATCTTTTCACCTTCTAAATGTGTTAGACCAGATATAGATGTTGCTGCTGTGCCGCTATATGTAAGGCCACAATCAACAAAGTAAGCATCTTTTATATCTGTACCAAACTCATAGTTACTTAAATATTCTATATACCTTACAGTTGATCCATTCACAGTTCTCTTAACAATCATATAAAGATCATCTTCATCAGCTGTGCCAGGTATTGTAGCAATAGATTCTACAACCGCATTACCCTGGTTTGTTGTTGTAAGCCTAGTTGGATCGCTAGTTTCTATTGTTGTATACCCAGTAGTTTCTGGATCTGTTTCTGTAATTGTAACAATAGCTGCTGAAGGATTAGCCACTGTAAAATCTGGATGAGCATTTATCCTGGTAAATATATTATCAGCTGTTGTGTTGTTATTTGTATTCGGTCTAAAACCAAATGTTGTATCAGCTGGATCAGAAGAACCAGCAGCTTCACTTACAAATGTAATTGTTTCTCCATCTGTTTTAGTAACCTTTATTGTTGTACCTACAGCTATATTTGCATAATCAGACACAGTTATTGTTGCATCACCAAACCTACCGCCTAAAATATGTTCATGCCAGGCAACTACTTGTTCTTCTCGTCTATATGTCATACCGACAAGAAAACCATTTGTTAGTACACACCAAATCACATTATCTGGTTCTTGTTGCCAGGCCATTTCAACAATACCAGTTTCAGTAATATGTTCTGCAAGTATCGTTAAATCTGGTGCATTATAACTATCAGTATCAAAGTTAAATACTAATTCTCGTAATTTTCTCAAAGCTCGCTGAACGAACAATGTTACTGGTCCTACATTTATAGGCTGTATATCTGCTGTTCCATAACTCGCTTGTCGTTTTATTTGTGCATTTGTCGGACTAAGTGGCTCGGCAGATCCACTAGCAGACACAGCAAATTCACCACCACTTGTACCAACTATTAACACCCTGGATGATGCCAGGTATCTTATAACATTGACCTGGCTAGATCCTATCGTATAACTCAAAGCATCCGCAGCATTAGTGCCATCTGCAAAATCTTCAAAGTCACCAGCCACAGAAAAGAACACTGTTTGTGGTTGTGTTGTTGTTCCAGCAAACACCAGGCGTTCTTCATAAAAACTTACACACGCTGGAAAACCAGTTGTTGTAGAAAATGCTCCCAGGCTAAAATCATCATCTGCTTCTAATACACCAGCAACAGTAATTGATTGACTTGCTGCTTCATCAACAACATCTACTGAAGGTGCAAATAACATTGTATCGTCTGTTACCTGGACAAGTAATGCAGAACTATTATTGTTTGCAGACGTACCAGCTCCAGTAATGACAACCTTTTGTCCTACCTTAAAACCTTCTTTTACAAAGTTTCCAGCACTATCAACTATTCTATCATTATGTTCTAGTCCAGTAGCGCTTGGATCTCCTTCAGCAAAACTTAATGTAGTTGCCGTCATACTTGGCATCAATTCAGTTCTGCCAGCTGTGTTTTCTTGCACAGTCGCAGTTACAGTTGTTGCATTAGTAAATGCAGTTATCTTTGCAAAACCATCATGCAGCTTAACTAATCTGCCAACATCTGTTGAAGCAAATAAATCAGCACTAGCTGTTATTGTTACACTACCAGTTCTACCATTAGCCGTTAATGTTGTTGCTGTGGTATTAGGATCTTGCATAGGACCACGCCTAAAATCAACAGCTGTAATAGTCCATGCTGTGTGGCTTGTCCTGGTTATCTTATAAACTGGATGTGATGGATGTACCAAGTACATAACATCTGCGCTTTGTGTAAACTTTATCTGTGCAACTTGAGCTGAAGTATAAACAGTTGTTACTTCTACCGCAGATCCACCACTTTCTACAGTTCCGCCATCTTTATGTATTCTAAAATATTCATTGCCAAATTCTAATATGTAAGCTTGTTCAACATTAAATTCAAAAGGTATTAACCTTGTTGCATTAGCGCTGGCTTTTACAGTGTTCACATAGATTGTGCCTGGTCTACGACTAGCACCACCATGAGGATGTATAGTAAAATTCTGCATGGTTTTAGAACCATTAAAATATTTACTTATATCAGTTCGGCCATCTAGCCTTGGCGATAGTTCACCAGCTGTAAAGTTATTTAAGGTTGGTGAAGCCTTGGCCATTACAATCTCGCATTAATAAATGTATTAGCAGCTAATACTTCACTATCAGTTATGCTTGCTGTATTGATTGTGTTTCCTTCTGTTGCATCTACAAACCTAGCTTCAGTTAGTTTGTTTCTATAAAGATCATACATTGTTGCAGTTAATGTTGTACTTCCTATCAAAGCATAGGCTATATCAGCAGCCATTGCCGCTTCTATTGTATTGATAAGTAATTGGTCATACTGGTTAGGATCTGTAATCCTGGCAACAAATACTAGATTGACTGTAGATTCATCACATAAAAGCTTTCTGCCTTCTACCTCAAACTTAATTTCTGGATCTGAAAGTTTTAATACTCGCAGACAAAATGGATCTGTCGGTAGTGTAAATTGACTAGAATATGTAAAACTAGGTGCTACTGAATCAGCTGCTAAAGTTTGCCTAGATATAAGAGCGTTCCAAGGATGCGCCCTAAAAACACTATCTCTAACAAATTCATATCGCTGATTGCATATTCTACCAGCCTTACTATCTTCTGATAATGCAAGAATAGTAGATGCGCCAATCATGTTTAGTGCTGAATTACATATATCAACCGCAGAAGCCATTATTAATTCCTATAAAAAAGGACAGCGCATTGCTACGCTGTCCTGGTTGTTTAGTTTACAACGTATTCGATTATGAATGACATTGAACCAGCAGTACCACCAGTTGCATTAAAAGTTACTGCAACATAGTAAAATCCGCCTGGATCAGTTGAATCACCAGCAATCGTGTAAACCTTTTGACCGCAAGTAGTTATATCAGCAGCTTCAAAACGAACATCTGCCATTGCGCCAGCATCAGCGACACTGGTTGCAAAGCAATCTTCGTCTTTAACAACGCCAGCGCTAGTATACAAACCAACATTAAAAGTACAGCTACCACCGAAAGTGTCTGTACCTATCTTTAATGATGATATGCTAGCGTGTGTTGGTATTGGAGCAAGCATAACAATATCATTGTCTGTGCTATCTCCAGCAGCTAACTCTAACGTACCTTGTGCTATACGAGTTACGCCAGCAAGTAAACTTGCATCACTCATTGTATAGGTGGCTTCGAAATTGCCAACGAGATCAGAATTTAATGTAGTCATTTTCTATCTCCCTCTAAGCTGATTCATCACAAAGGACAGAAACCACTTTTGCTTCTTCCATTCGTGTTGCACCAAATGTTGAACAATAAAAGACTTGAGTTGAGTAGGACTTATCTGCTCTCTCATCAATCTTTGCCATTACGTCTTTGCCGACAGCAAGCTTCAATCCATCTTCCGCCCAGGCAAAGCAAGTTCTAATATTAGATGCTACGCTTAACCTTGTTGACATGATAAATTTGAATCCCATGAACGTATCCACCTCGCCTTGGACTAAACTTTTTATCGAATTAAAATCGCTCGAGGTGACTTGTGTAGTACCAAGTAAAGCTTCTACTTGAGCTGGAGCTACGGCAATATATCTTGGAATAGATGGATCAACAGAACCTTCATCCAAAATTTTCTTTGCACTTATTAGCTTTGCTATTGTTAGATCGGCTGATCCATGAGCAATAATATTACCAGCAACCATTGAAGTATCTGTGCTACCGCTTGATCCAGTTTTGGCTGTACCAGTTGCAGCAGTAATAATTGCATCATCCATAGCTCTACCCATTGCCGCCGCCGCTGCTTGAGCATAAGTAGATGTAGGATCGATTAACATTCTTATTTTGTCAGCATCATCAATAAGATCTGCCCACTCATAAGAATCCATAGTTACCATTCGTCTTGAATGAGGTGTATCAAGGATCTGTGTATCAGCGTGTCTGCTAGTTCGCTTAACAGCTGCAACACTTCCAACTTGATCGAAAAATGCTTTCTCACCAGTTACGGATTCTTCTGATACAGAACCACGGAGCAAAGAACCTCTTTGCTGCGATAATAACTGTACGTTAGAACTAAACTGATTAACGAAAGCTGTAGTGATTTGTGAACTCATTTCACTTTCTCCGTTAGTTTAAGATTAAAATTAAAACGCTACCTGGGGAATCCAGACGTAAGTTATTTGGTGTTGCGAGGGCCTTTGCTTATCTCGACTACTTTGCTAGTGCCTTTCTTGGAAGGACCATCTGGCTTATCTCCCTTTCCGCACCAATGCAAATACTTGTCAGCTCTTTCTAGTGGATCATCTATAATCCTACCAGATCCAGTTTCGAGTACCATTCTCAAAACTTCGAGCCTAAATTCTCTTTCATCCATTACATCATTTCCCTATATCTCATAGCTTCATCAACGTAAAAGCTATGTTGTGGATGTTTGGCATCCCAATAAGGTGTACTTGGAGCTGTTAGTTCAGATAATTTTTCTGAAACGTCACTTGGCGATAATGCACCAGTTGTTTTTACGCCAGCTAAAGTATCTTCACCCATTTTTTCTTTCATATACTGTCCAATATTAACCATTGTTTTAATAATTGCTGGATGATCGCCTAGTTTCATCCCATTACTAAGTGTTAAATCTTCAAATTCTTCTACTGGAATAGCGCTAAAATTGTCTAAAACACCTTTTCCTACAGCCATTCTATCGTCAAATGCCTGGCCATATTCCTTTTTTAGCTCTAATGATACCTGGTTTATTTGATCTTCAGTAACATTTGCTGATTGTTGGACCTGGCTTCCACTAAATTCGTTATATTTATTCAGTAAATTCTGCGCCTGGTGAGGTAATAATCCCACTTCATGCGCTGTTTTCTTGAACCAATTAACCATATCAGCGTTTTCTGCTTGGCCTTCGGCTAGTTTATTCTCTAATTGGTAATCTTCAGCGCTTGCTGGCCTACCAACTTTATCATAAAAACTGTTCCAATCATCTGATGTGGCAAACTTTCCAGGCTTTACAACCTTATCTGCACCTATCATGGACTGTGCATTAACATAAGATTTAGCTAATGATCCTACATCCTGGATAGTTTCTAATGATTTATGACTTCTTATATCTTCTGGAATATCTGAGCGCCAATCATTCTGTACTGGCTGCGCAGACGGAGCTTGTCCAGCATCTACTGGAGCTTCCGCTACCTGGGCTTCTTCACTCATGTTTCTACTATGTCCTCTCTAGTTTTTGGTTCTTGCAGCATTGATAATAAAAATAAGACTACAGTTCGCTGCCCTTCTCTGTAGGCTGTTTCGTTAGGATCTTGTGAAAATGTAGATCCATTAATGTGATACCTGGCTTGCAGATCTTTCATTACAATCTGGCCATCTTCTGTATTTAAAAGCGTTTTATAGGCTGCTCTTAAATCTTCTATGCTCATTGTGCTTGCTCGGTTGTAGCGTTAACTGCTCGCAATGCTGGTGCTGCATTACCAGCTGCTTCTGCTGCTTGCTGCGCTTGCATCATTTCTGCTTGCTGTTGTTGTACTGCTGCCCTTCTTTGTCGTATCTCGGCAACTTCTTCATCACCTCGAATAGCTGTAGCTGGTACAGATAAAGCTTTGACCATATGTTTGGTTAGGCCATCTGAATCTAAATAATCAATAATACTTGGATCTACACCTACAAGTGGCTGCATTAACTCCAGTAAACGTAGTGCTGATTGCACATCACCAGATCTTTGCGCTTTGGCTAGAGGTGATACATATTCTATTTCTATATCAATATTCTGCATAAATTCTGGCGCAACCTCAAAAGCTTCTTGCCTAGCTAAAATATTATAACAACGAGTGATAAGTGGCTGTAGTAATTCAGCTTGCAATCTTCCTAATACTGGCCCTAACAATCTCATCTTTTCTTCAGTACGCTGGACAACTTCTGTTGCTGTCATCTGTGGTCCTTGACCAAGAATTAACTGGTCAACGTAGAAAGCCGATTGTATAGCTTTTCTACGCTGTTCTTCCATATTTAGACCTAATGGATTGTTTGCACCTATGTTTAATGGTTCTATTCTATCCCTTGATCCAGACCTATAAAAGTTAAGGCCGCCTGGTATAGTTCTTATGGGGAGTATAAAACCATCATCTGGAACAAGAAGTGGAGGATCAACTTGTTTTTGGGCGGCCCTAATTGTTACTTCAGACATTTTATTTAACATTTTTATGTCTGGCAAAGCTGTCATGGCTGGTGATCTACCATAGCCAATTTCAAAACTAGCTTTTAAAAATCTTGGTGCTGTATAGGGAAACTCATCAAATCCGCCTTCAGATAAAATTTTCTTTTCATCTGGATCTAAATAAACAGAAGCAAAAGGTTTATTTAGTGAATCTATCCTGGTTACATCTCTTTCATCTCTTTTAAATACAGCATGAAGCAAAGTTATTTCTTCATAAGGATTCTTTTGCATTAACTTAGCCACACGCTGCGGCACAGCTGCTTCACCAAAACGAGCTATGGCTGCACGTGCTGGCATCTTAAATTTTCTATAAACTGTATCTACTCGCCCGTTTTCATCTTCAGATAAATAACATTCTGATATATGCCTGGTCGAAAACTTTAGCTGAAACTCATCATCAGATTCAACAAACATAACACCAGTACCGAATGTAATGAGATCATGGTACAATTCATGTATCTGTTCTTGAAAGTTAGATCTCGAAAATGCCTGGTACATAATATCTTCAACGCCTTCAAGCCATTCTTTTGCCGTATCATCACTATCAAGAAATCTGTCCTGGAAGCGCAAACTAAACCATTTTGTACTCGCATTAGTTAACATTCCATGAAGTGAAGCAGACATAAGTTCTGCTGCATGAATTGCTGTACCATCAAATATAAGTTCTGTGCGCTTATCACCACCAGATCTAACTTTGGTTACATCAGCTTTTCTAGGAACAACATAATCGGCTATCTCTTGCCAATGGGATTCCCAGGTTGATCTCATATTTTCTAAACTACCAAATCGACTAAGTAGAATATGAGCTAAATCATTTTCTGCCATTTATAATCCTAATAAAGTTTTTCTGCGGATAGGCGCACCACCAACAATACCTTGTGCTGATGTTAGAATTGTGCCTTTTGTTCGGCCACGCTTTCTTTCTTCTTCTTCTTCTTCATCACCAGCTCTTACAACATCCCTTGGATTTGCAGATCCAGTTGTGTTATCTGGCTGATCTGATCCGCCGCCACTTGGCGGAATATAATCATCATTATCATCACCGCCTAAATTATCGTCACCTTCTTCTGGTGGTTCGTATATATCCATACCGCCACCGCCAGCGCCTGGATCTCCACCAGGTTCACCGCCAATGTCCATGCCGCCATCACCTTGATTGGGATTGCCGCCCATACCTGGATCATCTGGTACTGGATCATCATCTATATCAACACCGCCTGGATCTGGATCTGTTTCTTCTGGTGTAGTTGGATCGTCACCAACTATAGATTCATCTTCACCTATACCTTCATCCTGGTCAGTTCCATCTTCTGGTGTGTCTGATCCTGGTTGTCCAGTTTCTGGACTTCCAATATCTGATCCACCGCCGCCGCCGCCAGGATCACCTGGTTCATTATCTTGATAACTATCGTCATCATCATCATTATCATCACCTGGGCCTGGACCTGGATCTGGACTGCTTGGTGGATCTGGATCATAGTCTGGATCTTCTTCTGGTGGATCATAACCGCCATCATCACCGCCGCCGCCGCCGCCACCGCCATCATCTCCTATAAAACAGTATGTCGGATCGTTCCAGGGCAACATCTGGCCCAATATGTCCTTTTTTCTGTTTAGTTGGTCTATACCAATATCCAGTTCCAATTCCATGTTCCTTATTAAAATATCGGACTGTATCTTTTACAATAAATGATACATGACCAAAGGGAGCAACAAACTCAGCCAGCCATAAATGATTGCCAGATTGCCACCAATCTTTCTCCATTGATGCGCCATCTCTTAGCCTGGTTAACACTTCGTCAGATACAAGCGCATACGAACAAAAGCCAACAAGCTTTTCATGTTTATTTCGCCAGTACCTATACTGATTAATCGTTAATGGTGTTTCAAAATTATCTATAAGTTTTCTTAACGTAACAGATCTGTGCAGCCGACTATGCCTTAGAAGCTCAACAACCTCACCAAAGCTAGGACTTCTTAGTTGCACCACCTAATAACGTCTTGTACGCCACTCCATCTTCTTCACCCAATACGCCTTGTGATGAAGTCATTATGGTTTTTTTCCTAGACACTCTTTTAGGATCTTTCATTTTATTCTCTACCTCACTCCTCTTAGTCGGTGCTGGTACAGCTTGCGCTGGAGGTGGTGGTGGTGGAGGTGGTGGTGCTGGCTTACTGCCGCCGAATAATCCGCCCATATTACATTGCTCCTATACTATTAAATGGATTATAACTACTATCTGCAATCGCTTGTGGTGGTCTTTCAAACCCTCGGTTTTCCCTTACACCCACAGCAAAATATCTCCAGGCATCAGCCGCATGGCTGGCCCAATCATGTACTGGACTATTCCTAAATGTCCTTAATCTTTCATTATACGCTCTATGGTACTGCCTTAACGCTTCTAATCCAGCTTTGCAGTTGGCTTGGTCAAACCAGCAACGGCTGAGAATAAGCTGCGCAGCGTGTATGCCATCTTCAACAGGCAGCTTTGGTACAACCCTAAAATTAATTCCCAAATCGTATGAGATCTCACGGCGGCTCTTGCCAGAGCCAAGCTCTCTAACCTCAATATCATGCGGCGCATTGTGACTTCCATAGTAATAGCCTTTATTCGTAAGTATCTTCGCATAGTGCGGCAACCCTTCATTCCTGGCTTCATAAAAATCTATAACATGAATGGCCCTACCAACACTTTGAGTAAACCATATAGCTGTACTATCACCTATACCAAGATCCCACCAGGTATCTACCTTGTGCGCCTGGTCATAGGGAACATTCCCTATGCGCCCAGTTTCCTGGACTACTTGCAACTCTTTTCCAAAAATAGCTCCAGGCACATTAGCAACCCAGGAACATTCAAACTCTTGTTCAAACTGGTCCTCGGTCATCATCAACCTGGCAGCTTCTAATTCTTCCTTATCAACAATATCAGTTTCACTAGCCTTATAAACTTGTGTAAACCATTCATCAGACGTTGTAGCCGCTTCATATAAATCATAAAAAGCATTATGACCTCTAGGCGTTCCAATAAAAAAGGCCCATCCCTTCCTATCAGACAATGCTGGTCTAATTACTTCTGGAAATAAACTTTCTGGAAGATCTGCCATTTCATCCAAGACAGTTCCATCTAAGTAGATTCCACGGAGTGAATCATAATTTTCTGCTCCTAGCAGCTGTATCCTTGCACCATTCGGCAGATCACATCTAAGCTCCGTTTCATGGAATCTAACCATAGGAACTTTACCAGCAAACTGCTTTAGATAATCCCATGCCACAGCTTTTGCCTGGCGGTATGTAGGCGCTATATAAGCGTACCTGGGATTAGTTTGTGCATTAAGTATTGCTGCCCTCAATAAATGGTTTATAGCCATCACAGTCTTGCCAAATCGTCTGTGACACACCACAACTCCCCAGCGCTTCATTGTCAGCTCGTTATGCAGTTTTGCCTGGAGTGGTCTAGGTGAATACGGAATCTCAATGTTCATGGCTTAGACACTCTCTAATTAGGATAATATACGTATTAGGAGAGGCGGCCATGTTTTTGGGCCGTACCCACCCTTGCACAGAAAAAATGACGTTATACGAGTTAGCTACTCGTAACTATTTGTAAGCCAGGCAACAGACACAAAAGATCTAGTGACAAAAGTCTGTAGAATCTGTGCAATATTTAATTAACAAGTTAAAGGTATGCCTTGTGTGCGAGATCACTGCCAACACAAGACCATTCACACAGTAAACCTTACACGATCTCCAAGTTACCATTGGCCCAAGACAAAGTAACCTGGCCATTATTGCCAGCCGTCTTATCTTCTGCCTTATCCCTAACACCTAATGGCTGCATCTGCCTAATATGTTTATCCATATGATCTGCTTCTAATCGTCTACGCTGCACTTCAGCCATTGCAAGCTTTGGATCATCTGGTAATGCCATCTTAACTAAGTCTAGTATCTGATCCCTCATAACCTCACACTGCAACGCTCTAGCTTTACGATACATAGTATGAGCTTCATCATTCTCTTGTACCCATCTAAGCACAGTACGCCAACTAGGCAATGTCTTAGTATTGTTACATATCCTGGTTAAGCTTTCACCTTCAGCTATACGCTCACAGATCTTTTCCATCTGTGGTTTTGTAACTCTTATCTTTATGATCTTAGCCATAATAATCCCAAAAAAATACCTGGCTACTTTGAGGAAATAGCCAGGCTTTATTTAACTAGTTGAGGTTTTGCAGCTCCCATATCTTATTTCGCAAATTACTACAAATCCTCGAAAGGAAGCAAAAAATGAACAACTAAAATGAGGTAACAAAGTTAGTTATTCAGATCTTATCAAAAACAGTAATATTTCTAGATCATTTAGTCAAGCACATTGATTAAATAATATTAATACTTGACGTATAACGTCATACTAATTATTTTAAAGTAAAGGAGTATTACAATGACAGATTCAATAAGACTAAACAAAGATGATGCCCTGGCATTACAACAGCAATACCATGAAGCATTAGCAGCTGGTGAAAAACAGTTTGTATTTATGGATAGAGATATACTTACAGACTATGCAAAATACATGATAGAGTATCTAAAAACACAAGGCCTATTAGAAGAAGAAACTAAACACTAAAGCCGATAATATAATCTAACCAAAGCATCTTTATATCTACGTTTCACAATCCTAGGATCATTAAGACCTAGGATTTTTGCTATCTTAGTCCACTTAGGACCTCTATCAGTAAATGCAGCTGAATGAGCTACCGCCCAAGTAAGCCGTCTATCTTCGTCATCCATCTTTGTTAATGCTAAATCTATAGCTTTATCTAACCTAGTAATCTGATCTGGTGTAGCTTTTAACCTAGTAACGCCCATAGCATTGTAACCATAAGCAGACCATTCAGTAACATAATCTGGCCAGTTAACCATCTTCTGTTTCCTATAAGCACTAGGCAACTTTCTTTCTGTTTCAGCAGCTTCAAAGAATAAATCATTTAACTGCGCTATATCCATTACTTGCGCTCATTTCTAAGCTTGTCATCCATTTCTCTAAGCCAATTAAGTTTATCAAATATGGGGATATGCTCTAGGTTAATTACTAGGTCCTTATAAGCATCTTCTGAATATCTTTTTCTTAGTTTAGATAATACTCGTCTTTGCATTTCATCAATGGGAAACTTTGCGCTACGATTTACTGCTGCTGCATAAGCTGGATTCTTTTTCTTAGCCATTAGCTTAGCTAAGCTCTTTAACTTAGCTAAGTTATTATTCTTAGCTAAGCTATCTAAGCTATTTTTTTTATTTAAAGGATTTAATTGAGTGCTAAGATGTGCGCTAAGCTTAGCTACATGATCTGGCTTAGAAAAAATTTTACTCTTATCACGATTCATCTGTCAACCCCCCAAATAAAAATAAGTAATTTGCACCATCATAAATGTTGTCTGGCGTAGGTTTGCCGCAATCCATTCTACCATTTTTTACTTCTGACATTCCCCTGGCTACATCAGCACCAACAAACTTTTCACCTGGTTTTAACTTATCTGCATAAACAAGATTCCACCTGGTTGCTATGTTATCAAATAACTTTGCATAATCACCATATGCCGTTCCCCTATCCTTCAAGATCTGTGCAGCTGTTTCAGCGTACTGGTGTGGCTTCATTTAACTATCCTATCAAAATGATCCACCTTTAACTCTTGTGCTTTCCATCCTTGTTTTTCAGCTTCAAGTTCTGCTGGCGTTAATGGCTTTTGTTTTTTCTTGAGTGCATTACAAATCATTCCCACATGATTAGCGCCAGTTCGATTCGGTTTTGTCATACTTGTTTCCCCCTTAGTTTTATTAATCCATTTAAATATTCATGTACTTGTTCTACAGATTTGCACAGCTGCCAGAAGCAGCCAGCCAGCTCTAATTTATCTCGAATGATAGCCTGGTTTTCTGATAGCTTGCCGCCATGCCGCTTAACCTCAATAAAGATAGAAATAGAGTTTCCAACCTTGGTTTGATCTCCAGGTACAAATATTTCTATGTCTGGCCAACCTGGTTTAGTTCCCATCTTTTTCTGTTTGACTTTATAAGCCACATGACGTTTTCCTTCATTCGGTGAATGATGCCATATAGCGCCTGGTGGCAAGACTACATCAAGCCATTGTCCGATTCGCACATGAAGTTGATCTTCAGTTTCTACGGATGATAAAGTCATTAGGCGTGACCGATCCCATAGTTACTTCAAGAATCAAGCTTAAATGCCTCGCAGATGGCGTGAGTGCTTGCTTATGCTGCTTTGGTAAGCACCATCTTCTAGCTACAGTAGCCTCTTTAAAACCAAGTTTTTCAGCTAATTTCTTGTAACTTAAATTTTTTTCTAATCTATATTCTTCTAATGTCATGTCTAAATTGGTAACATCACTTGTCCATTATAGTCAATACCAAAAATTAATTTGACATAGATGACGTATATCGTCATAGTTAATGTTATGTAAATCAAGTTAGTTGACTAAATTAGCATATTTAGTAGGGGATCATTACCTTGATAACAAGATGTAGTTATTTTAAGTCACAATAAAATGTGATTTTTAAAATCCGATAAAGTGATTTAATAGAATTGAGGTAATATGATATGAACGTAGTAAGGCAAAATAAAGAACAAAACAAAACGAGTACAGTAAAAATGCCTAATAACTTGGATGCCATGATAAGAAGATCTGGTCTGCTAAATAGAGAAGTAGCAGAAAGAAAAGGTTGCCGCCCAGAAACAGTATCAAGACAAATATCTGGAGCATTAGGATTATCAGTAAAAGATGCTGAAGAATATGCAGTGATCTTAGGCTGCACGGCACAAGATGTATTGTTCGTACAGAACGCTGTGCCTTTGTTTGGCACACTTGATGAAGATATTGTAACAGTTAGATCTATCACTGATAAAGGTATATCTTATTATATACCCTATCCATTATCTGATGATAAAAGAATTGTATTAGCTGAACATACTGCGCAAAATAAACGCTGGGCCAATGGCAGAATGTATATATTCAGTAATCTGTGTATTGAAAAACAAGCTGTAGATGAAAACTGTTTTATGAGATTATCTATAATGAAAATCAAAGGTGAAGAACTTGTCCGATTCGGTGTTTGTTATCCAGAACCAGGCGGAACATTCTCTGTTGGATTTAATTCTGATACTCACACGACAACAGACCAGGGCAAATCAAGAACATTAACAGAAAATGATATAAGGCGTGGATTACACCTAGTTTGGGCCACACCAATATTATCGTGTATATTCCAGCCAGATCTATTAGATATACAAGAAAAAAAATAAATACGATCAACCCTCTTGACTAAATCGATCAAGCAATACTAGGATCTTCTAATTAATATTAGGAGATCACATGGCGTTTACATCAACACCTAGCTTTGCATCAAGATTTAATTATCTGTGGCACTCAAACCCTAAATCAAAACTAAAATGCAAAGCCTTATTTGACAAAGTTCATGTAAGGCCAATGGTGTCTGATGCCTGGGATATTTACAAAGACACATCTATTAGCCAGCACTTGCGAGATAAAGCCTGGACAGTAATAGAAAAATTTGAATCTAAATTAAATGGACAAGATAACGCTGCAATGGCTGGTGGGCGCACAGTTCAAGAAGCAGCTGATGCTATACTGATAGATAACATAGATCCTGGAGAAGCTATTGAGCAAGCTATACAAAGCTATAATAAATTTAAAGCTCGCACCTGGGATGATGGAACAGATGCTAATAAAAAGATTAAGTATGTAGATGAAATAGAAGCCGTAACTAAAAATGCCGTTGCTGGCTTACAAGAAGCCATGCAAAGAGATAATCAGATTGTCGGTGAAATAGAATACATAAAAAACTTAGCTGGTTGTGAGCTACCACATAACACAAGACCAGATTATAATAGGCGTGGAGATCTGAAAACTAAATGGTCCAGGATAAGTAAAACATCTAAGTCTGGTTTTGCAGCTGCAAGCTTACCTAAAACATTAACTGGTCCTTTTGAACAAGCAGCTTTGTACCAGGTAGCTGGATTCTGGGCGTGTAATGGCGGCCTACCGCCCTTCCTTATATATGCTAATGCTTCAGACTATAAAATCTTTGACCAGGATAACACACCAGAATTACAAGATGATTACTTAGCCGACATAGTACAAACAATCACCAGATCACATAAAGCTACAGAAGAATTACTGAAGGTAGCCAAAGACAAAGATCATTTATTTAAATTAATAGAACCAGACTTTACGAATATCTGCTGGTCTGAACCACCAGTAATTATTGATGAAGCAAAAAAACTATGGGGGATCAAGTGAAAGATCCCTGGTTGTGGATAAGTGAGTTTATTGGCGCTGTAACTATATTCGCATTTTTTTATTTTTTGATTTGGATTTTAGCCATTTTATTTCCAGGAGCTATGTAGATGCAAGATATATTACAAACACCACCAAACATACATAAACACGCCAGGGAAACTGAACAACTAGCCTTGGAGTTTATACTTCCCAAAGTAAAAAAAATGCGCCTGGCAGTTCTTAAATCGATAGCAAGCGCTGGCTGGACTAGAGGTAAAACTGGATCTGAAGTTGTTAAGGATATTGACGGCTACATTGTATCAGTAAGGCCCAGGATCACAGAACTAAATGAGTATGGATTAATTATACCAGGTGAAAAAAGAAAGAACGCTAGAGGATCTTATGAGCTGTCCTGGTTGATAACAAGTAAAGGCAAACAAGTTGCGGAGTTGAATGATGAGTGAACTAAAAGATGTAATGGCTGCGGTCAATGACATAAATCAATTACATGGCGTTACACAAAAAGGCGGCAAAAAATACACAGAAGTTTCTAAAAGAGTAGAAGCGTTTAGAACACATTTTGGACTAAAATATGGAATCACAACAAATATAATAGTTGATGATGGCATAAGAGTTTTAATTAAAGCGCAAGTTTATGACCTGGCTAATACAACAATACCAGTTGGCGAAGGATATGCTGAAGAATTAAGAGGTGTAGGACATTTTGCAAAAGGCGATAAACGAAATGTTAATACTGGCGCTGCTATAGAAAACTGTGAAACATCTGCAATAGGTAGAGCATTAGCAAGCCTTGGTTTGCATGGTGGTCAATATGCTTCAGTTGATGAAATTCAAAAGGTTAATAGAAATAATGAAATTATAGAACAAAACAAAGAAACGCCCAAAGAAGAAAAAAAATTAACCCTAGATGAAACAATAAAGAAAACTGAACAAGACAGAAAAGATATAGCTAATGGTAAATATCCGCCAGCAACAGAAACAAAAAGCCAAGCTGATTGGGAAAAAATACACGCTACTTATATGAAAAACATAAGTACATTTCCATCACAAAGTATGTGTCATTTTTGGTTTAACAAACAAAAAGATATTTTAAAAGATATGAAAACTGCTGTGCCTAGAATGTATGGCGAAATTGAAGAACATTACACTAAAAAACTAAACTCATTACAACCATAGGAGCAAAGCATGGGAAACTCACCACAATTTTCTAATACTAATATAAAATTTCAAAGAGCATTGTCTGCAAGTGAAGATAACCCTGGTCAAAAAGTAAAGATAAGTGTTTGGCTAAACTTTGATAATGGCTGGGATGAAGAAGCAAAACGCCCTTTTCCACCTACAGAAAAACAACAACAAAGTATTGAAGATATACATAGGCAGATAAAAGACCTGGGAATGGAGCTGTCGTTGCAGCTGCAAGACTTTGATAGCAAAATGAATATAGCTAGAGCTAGAGTCTTTTGTAATGATTTACGATACGACACAAGCCATGCAAACAATGGAGAAGTAAATGGTTTTGACGATTTATAATAAAGCTTTATTCAGTATGCACGAAGCATCCATAATATTGTTTGGACCATGTTCGACAAGAAGCACACAGTACAATAGAACAAGACGAATGTGTAATAATGGAGCTTTAGATTATATTGTTGATGGTGATAAAAAATATATCAAAAGAAAAACATTAGAAGATTTAATGGGATCTGAAGCATTAAATGAAGCTCTACAAAATTTAGATAATGTAGTAGAGCTTCATCCTGGTAATTAGAAGTTAATACTATTCATGTCATCATGCAGTTTTTGTTTCTTAGCTAAGTCTGTAAGCCAATGGCCATAAACTTTTTGAGTAATATCTATACTGCTATGGCCCATGAGGTTTGATACTGTCCAAACATCATCATAATATTCAAGACATTTACTAGCATAATAATGTCTAAGGTCATGCCATCTCATATGCTTTTCACTAATCTTAGAAACAACCTTTTGTAACTGCTCTTTCCAATGGCTTCTACCAACCATAGTATTGTATTTAGTTCCAAAAACAAAGTGTGATCCGTCTGGTCTGCCTTTTTTAATATACAGCTCTTGCAGCTCCCTAATCAAATCACCACGAATAGGCACAGTTCTATTAGATGTATCAGTTTTAACTTTACCAACACTATTCTTTACGACTTCATTATTTATAACAACTTTTAACTTAGCGCTTTTAGAAACTAAAACTTCAAATGTTTTAAAATTAATTTTATCCCAGGTTAAAGCTCGTTGTTCTCCAGATCTTAGACCAGTTCTGCAAGCAAACTTATAAGCAAGCTTCATAGATTTAGGTAAATTTTGCTCAATCTCATGTATAAAATCAGTAGATAACTTTTCTAAAGGCATATCGTCATCAATAACTGGCTTCTTAAATTCAGCATCAAGCATAGGATTTTGAGCTAAACAGTTTCTACTTTTACCAAAAGCTAAAAGCTTATTCAGACATGATCTCATTTCTTTTACAGTCTTATAGCTTCTCTTACCCCTTCTGCCGCTATTAAATAATGTAGGTAGTATGTAAGTTTCACAATGCTCAACAGTAAGATCCCTGGGCCTTAGTTCGCCAACAGATTTACCGCCAACTTTAATTGCTAACATAGTGTCAAACTGATATTTGTATTTATCGAAATAGTCTGGCAGCGGTTTGCCACCTTTCATGTTTTTATATTCTCTATAATAAAATGTTCTAAGAGGATCATTGTTTTTTATTCTTTGATCCCATTCATACATCATATCTTCATCTGGAAAATCACCAAGTAAATCTTTGATACTCCAGTTATCTGAGTCCTCTACTTTTTGCTTTTCTAACTTTGCAAAACTTTCAAGTTCTTTTTTAGCCTGGCTAAATGTTTCATAAAATTTAGTGCCACCACCGAAAGAACGTAGATCTAAACGCCATGAATTTATTTTTAAACTTAACTTTTTTTTGTCTTGTTTTATATATTTCTGAATCATTAACTTACTCCTTATACATTATTTATATAATGAGCTTGACGTAAATAGTCAAGTGGCTTGCAGATTTAGAAACAAATAAAACTCGTAGGTATTTACAAGTTTCGTTTCTGGCTTGTTTCTGAAAACCAAAAAACTAAGAACTATCTAACAATATCAATGAGTTAAGTGGTGATCCCTACGAGATTCGAATCCCTATGAAATGATCTACCAGTGTCGTTGAGTATTGCTAACTGTTGCTCACATTAAGATTATAAACAATGAACAACATATGTCAACACTCGTAAACAGTTGTGGTTGTTTCTGGGATTGTTTCTGAGAAACAAAATATACTCGTAGGGCGTGTTTTGGTGGGATCGTTTAAATGTGGGGAAACGTCATAATCGCATATATGTTAATGGCGATTTAAGAGTCATACAGAAGCGAAAACAATTCTAGGTTAAATCATACCTAGACTTTTTTCTTTTTCTTAGGAAACCCAGCTTTCATGTTCGCATAAGCCTTAGAACTGATGGTACTTTTCTTTTTACTGCGAGAAATACCTTTCTTTTTTCTTGCATTTATATTTGCATATAGTCCAGGTTTTTTAGCCATTATACCATCCTCTTTTTTTTCTTCATTACCTTTTTAGCTGTAGTAGAATTACGTAATTTCTTAAAATCTGGTTTATCAATCTTGTTTTTATTACCAGCCATACCAGCAATCTTTTTTTGCTTTGGTGATAATTTCTTTCCATACATTCCAGCCATACTTATGTCCTTTTCTTGTTTTTGTTTGCAAAGTTTTTAGCTGCGGCCACAGATCCAAATCCCCATTTCTTTAATGCCAAAGCTTTCCTAGTTGGTCTGCCTTTAGCATCTTTCATAGGACCTTTCATTCCAGCGAACCTTGCAGCAAAAGATATTCGCCTTGGATTTGTTCCTTTATTAACTGGAGCTTTCACACCAAAGTGTTTCCTTCCAGCAGCATTTAATCCACCTTTTGGATTTTGATATTTTTTAAGAGTCATCAATCAAGCCTTTGCGATAACCATTTTTTCTATCGAATGTAAGTAATTCACCTCTAGGATCATCAGCTATAGAACAATGCACCCAGCCACTATTACCGCCAGTAAAACACTCAAGGATCAGCTGATCGTATTCCAGGTTATCTTTTATGTAATGACAAAGATCCCAGTTAGATATACCAGGAACTTCAAAGTCTGCTGCCTGGCCTTTGCAATGCTGGCTTTTCTTAGAGCTACCTATAGCAATAGATAATTCTGGACAACGATAACCAGAACTAACAGTAAAAGGTATTTTGTAATGATCTCTTACTGGTTGCAAAATCTTTTCAGCCAGGATCTTCATGTTATAAATTTCATCTGCACCAGGATTATTATTTATATCTCGGCGTTC